TCATAACTCATTTTTTCCAACTCATCGGAGATTTGTTGGACTTCACTTTCATTAAGCATAATTTTCCTTTTGGCGGTGCTTAGGTTGACGAATGTACTTGGTCTCAATCCTGTGTTTTTGTGCAGGTTTGATAGGAGTACGACAAACTGGTTTTGGTATCTTAATTAAAAGTTTCATTTTTATCTCCGCATTTTTGCCATGTCTTGTGCTTCTTCCACAGAAAATACAGGAACAGCATTGGACTTGTGGAGAGTGCCAATACCTAGAATTTTGTCACCGGTGTAAACTTTTTTAGGTTGCATTGTAGCATTACCCATCATTTCAGGATTTAATGAGGGTACATTTTGTACCCCTCGCACAGGAGTAGAAAAACCATAAGTCCAAGGCTGGATATCACGTTTCATCTTTTTAGCAATAGGAGTTTGGTGTTTAGCCAACCACTCTGCATACTCCTCTCGCTCTTTTTTAGGCTTGAGTTTAGGTTTAGACTTTTCCTGTCTCACATAAAACATCATAATATATCTCCAAAACGAATAACACTATTATACTCGTTTTCCCGATAAAAGTCAAGTGCTATGTTGTATTTTTACAACTTACTGTAACGTTTTTCTAGGAAACCATAATCACCATCTTCAAATTGCTTCTGGCGTATTCTACGCAATTCTGCCGCTTCTTTTTTACGCTTTTTGTTTCTGTTGTATTCTTTTGTTGAATTATATTCATTAGAATATTCTTCCTCGAAAGGACGAAACTTAGGAACAAATTTTCCCACTTCTTTTTCTCCGTAGTTTATAGTACATCAGGAATGTTATCACGGATAAACTTATATGTCAATCCTTTAACACCCAAATCTTTCTTAAAAATTCCAATAACAACATCCGCCTCACGGGGTTCAAGAGATTCCAATAAAACCATGAGGATTTCTTCCCCACGTTTTGTCGTCAATTTCTCAGCGGTTTCATTACCGACACGAAACATGTAAAGTCTTTTAAGTTCAGTATCAAGTGAGGCATAAGAGATTCCAGGTTTTGTGTCCGGTTTCTTATATCTTGCTGGATAATCTTTAAACTTCCATTCCATTTCGGGACGATATGCCAATTGAAGTACCAATTTTACTGTTGGTGTCCAATTATTAGCAAGTACATTAATCTTATCTTGTTTCGAATCTGCTTTTGCAAATTCATCAAACACTTCATAAACATTTTTTCTCATTAGAATTCCTCAATTACTTCCATTAGGTTTTTCAGCTTCTTGTCCATGAAGTAATTAATTAACTTGGAACGTGGAGCCGGCTTTGTGTTATTATATGTATCAATAATCGAATTTTTAATATTGCTAGGAATTTGTCTTAGGTCAATTAATGTTTGATTTCTTGAAAACCCGATACGTGCATTTTCATCTTCCCATTCGGTGAAGTTTTCGTTCATTAATTTATCAAGACGATTTTTATTGATTGGTGTTTGACGAAGGTCACGCACAAAACAATCGGCAGGAGACAGAACATTGGGTATGCCATCACCTTTATCACCTTTGATAATTTTCTCTTTCAATTCAGCCAAAGCATCTTCCGACTTAATATACTTTTTCTGTGCAGGATTGTATTGCTTAACATTCTTGTACATTTGAAGTTGTAGAAAGTCACCATCGCTGGATAGAATGAGTATTTTGTTGTCACCACCAGCATAGATTGGTGTGAGTGTACCGATAATGTCATCGGCTTCTGCACCATCAACATCAATAACTTTGTATGGAAAGTTTTCTTTGAGTTCTTGCTTTAGATTGCCAAGAATGTCAAAAATGAGGTGCCAATCGAGGTCGGACTTTTCACGTGCCTTTTTACGACCAGCTTTGTAGAATGGAAAGAATTCTTTGCGCCAATATTTTTTATTGTCACAACAAAGCACAACTTCACCATACTCTTGGCGAAATTGCTTAACGTGGCCACGGATGATATTGAGTACCAAGTGGCGAACTAAACCTTCTTCAAGTTTCACGTTTTTTTGACCAGCAATTTGTGCCATCAAGCCAGATAGCAAAACCTGGTTCAAATCAATGAGAATCATTTTATACCTTATTTAATTACTCGTAGAAGGATTATATCAGAATTTATACGACCTGTCAAGGCCTGTTCAACGGCATTAATATCCGAAAGAACTTTCCTAAGTGCAACTTTACCAGCTTTTAGTGTTGCAGGTAAAACAACTTCGGGTTTACGAATAGTTTTTTGAATGGAAGTTTCTTCGTTGAAATTAATGAGTGTTGTACCCTTAACATTCAATCCACCGGAATCAGTGGCATTGTAACAACCAAGTTTGCGGGTTTTAGTGTTAAAGACCCACAACTGTGTAGCACCGAGGATATCAACAGGATTAATAGAAGCGGCCTTATATTCATTATCTTCCTTTTTGAATTGTAACTTTTCGATAATTTTATCTACGGGCTTGGCCTTCTTCTTCCTAGGCGCACGTGTGAGTTTTGCAGTATGTGCAATTCTTGCACAATCGTCAATGATACGCTTTAGAAGTGAAGCATAGTCTTTCAATTCTTTTTTAGTTAGGAATGAATAACCTTCGACAAGTTGTGCATCTTTACTCTTAATTGCTTCTTCAATTTCTTCCAGTTTCTTTTCATACACTGGAATAATATGTTTCGTATGGGCACCTTTAATGTCCAAAGAACGCATCAAATCATATGGATCAAAAACTGTTTTAAAGTCACGTACAAAGAAACAATCATCAATTGAGCCTTCTATTTCTCCGATGTAGTCCCGTGTTTTTTCGAGCACACGTTCTTGAATAGAAACCACAACCTTAGGTTCAGTTTCTTCAACTTCTTTTTTAACTGGTGATTTATTCTTGAGTTCTTCAATGAATGTGAAAATCCATTGTTCGTTTTTCTCCGTAAGCGGTGCACCACGGAGTTTCATGCGGCAAACAAAGCCTAAATTTTTAAAATCAGCATCGGAAATCTTTTCGACAGATTCGATTTCTTTTTTTGGTGCGCCAATTTCTTTGAGATAAGAAAGCGTGAACTTTTTGCTTTCTTTTGAATCTGAATGATAGTTATACCAATTCAATGCGGTAGACAGTGAACTTTCGCCATTTTTCCAAGACGGTTCACCGCCCGCCAGTGCTTTTTCAAAATCTTTAACTGATGCGTGTCTCATGTGTGGTAACAACCTTAACAGAATCGGTTCGGAAAGAACGCCAACCGTTGCTTTCCATATCCCATACTGCTAGTGTATCAGGATTCTCTTTCCTTGGCAAGGCCTCAGTCAAAAGTTGTTGCCCCTCTACAACAGGTTTTTGTGGTAGATATTCTGGCAAAAGTGTACACTTTAGTTCACGTTCCGTTCCATCAACTTTAGTGAACACAACCGTAGAAACGGTATTGGACAAAATTTCTTTCAATTCATACTTATCAAACATCTTTCATTTCCTTTTCATAATATTCAATATACTCTGCCGTTCTTTCACTGAGTGAATTAAATGCACCATCAACGAATTCGGCTGACGTTGTGGTAGTTTTAGCAACCAACCCCAAGAACCCATTATCTAACATATTTTCAATATAGTCAATAGGTGAAGTCAAGATTGCCTGAAATTTTTCCGGCATTTGTGGTGGATCTTCCGGAAAAATGATGATATCATACAATTCTCCGCTGGAATTTCCAGGTACCTTTTCACCGGCGTCTTTATATTGGAAGCCACAAATCTCTAAATCGCCATCATCATTTCGATAGAAGTTTATACCATCAAATGGTTCAGTCTTTAATGCTTGCCATGATTCGCTCATTGAATGCCTTTATATGTGTCTTTCGAACTTTCACCATGATCCATGCGTTGTAATAATCATTTGATTCTAATACACATCTGTCAAATTGTTCTTTAGCCTCAAGATAACCACATTCACCTTTTGTTTTACATAGGTGAATTATCTCTCTCTTGAAGTTTTCTTTTCCGTGAACCTGTACATCATTTTGTAATTCTGAGTTTGAACCATAATACATTTGCCAATCAGAAAATGCTTTAATCTTTTTTCTTTTACCCTTAATCACTTTAGTTCTTATGGAATAAAAAAACTTTTTACCTATGTATTTTTTACCGGTTGTTAAATGTGTTATGACGTACACGAAACCATAATTGTCACCAATGTTCGGTTCCGTAAATTCACTGTCTT